CCAAAAACTTTCAAGCCTTTCTTTGTTTTTTGAATCCTCTCCTAGGTGCCTAATTGTAATATCAATAAATGCATCATCTGGTAATAATGTTTGGTTATGTTGGTCAGCATGACTTTGCATTATAATTTTATCTGTATATCTACAATTTTGGATTTTCTTTTGAATATGGCCTACTTGACACCAAACATCTTTTGGGATCAGTATTTGAATAATAATAGCATCTGGAACTTGTTCTCTTATTTCTTCAGGTGTTTTATGCGTTGCTGTCACACAGTATTTTTCTATATCTATATCATGAGGTTCTGCAATCAGGATTCTTCCAGTTTCAGGTATTATAGTTGTGCTGAGTGTATTACAATTTG